CGGTCAGTCGGCGTTCAGCAGCAGCTCTATGTGGTCTAAAACTGCATATGTGCAACCTAGGGTTATGTCCTTGGAGAATATGCCAGCACACGGACATAACGTTATCGTTAATAATGTTAATTCCCAGCACGGTGGTACTCCTAGTGCTGAAGAAGGTGGTACAAAATTTCAAACTGCTCGTACTGGTTTGAATACTGATGGTTTTCTAAGATATACTCCTAGAGTTGGTTGTCCTAACGATGATCAAAACAATCGATTTAGCGTTCCTTCTGGTGCACATAACCACAGCTCTATCTCATACTCTATGTCTGCTGGATCTTTAGGAGTTCCTCAATATTCTAACAATTATAATAGCGACAATATCTCCCTAAATAATAATCCAGGCTTAGGAAGTGCTGGTTTGGACTTTACTCCTCCTTATCAAACTGCGATATACATCATCAAAGCATTCTAATGGCAAAAGTATATTCTAAAGTTAAAGGTGCTCAAGGTGTTGCCCCAGGGGTTATTGTCCCTTTTTCTAGAGAATGTCAGACTGATAATGAGCGAGAGGAAAGAGTTCCTGGTGGTTATTTGAGATGTGACGGTAGAGTTTACCAAGCAAGAGATTATCCTTCTCTCGCGAGAGTTATTGGCGTTGGTTCTACTGGTGGTGGATCTGTTGGTGGATGTAAATTTCCTCCTGGTCTTTCTGGTACTACATTATTAAATCCTTCTTTTGATGCCGATGGTAATTTTACTGGAGGTACATTTGCAGTCCCTAATTTAGGATGTAAAGTTTTAGTTCCCAGTAGTATTGCTGGTCAACAGTTTGTTGGCAACACGAGGATGTCTGGATCTGGAATTTATGAGAGAGCTGGTATTGGATATCGTGCAATTATTCAATCAGTAGCGAATAGTTCTTTTAATGGTTCAATTAATGAATCATCATACACCTCATCTATGAGTGGTACTCCATCGTTATCTGTTAGCGGTCAAACATTGAGTACAGCATCATTATCTCAATCTAATATTGCTGCTCACGACCACAATTTTTCGTGGAGAGAATCTGATGTTAGAGAAGTTGGTGTTGATACAAATCTCCAAGATAATGTAAAAATCGATCTTAGTGGTGTTTTGGTTGAAACTTTTCCTATTGAACACAATGGAGCAGACGTTGTTCATAACCACACGCTTTCAGGATCTGGAATTTCCCAAAATCTGAGTTTTACTAGAGATCCTGTAACGATTTCTTTTGCTGGATCTACTGCACAAGCAAACGTGCTTGCGGATTCTAGAGAAAGTCTAGATCACGTAACAACACCCTATATGATCGTCGAGTATATTATTAAATTCTAATGTCTAAGTATTACTCACAAACTAATCCCCAGTGGACGGGAGTTCAGGTCGGCACCATTGCTATGATGCCGAAAGATTCTGGTGGAAACTATTATGCTCCTCCTGGTTGGCAAGAATGTAACGGCAGAAGCTTGAATCCTAACGAATTTCTTGCACTGTATCAAATTATTGGTAATACTTACGGGGGTAATGCTGGAACAGAGAGTGCATACCCAAATATTACAGGAGCATTTAATGTTCCTGATTTAAGAGATAGAAGAGCTATTGGTACTGGTAGACTCAGACCAGAAGATGCATCTTCTCCTGATTTATCTACAGCACACGATTCTGGAGATTCTGACACTTGTGGCACAAAAGGTGGTCAGAATGTCTTGAGAATTCCTGACGTTCAATCAAGAGTTCAAGTTGTTGGCAATCCTACAATTAACTATAACACTAGTAGAACAGGACAATCTTCGGTTAGATTGAGCGGTGGCAATGTCAGTGTTAATTCTGGTGCTTTGTCTAATCACACTGCTAGTCAGGCACCAAGTCATAATCACGGTCAAGCAAAAAGTACTCGTGCTAAGCCTGGTGGCAATACTGATGTTGACAGAACAGATCCTGGTTCTGGTGATACTGGATGGAAATATAATCCCAGTGGTGGTCCTTCTTATGGTCCTTGGCCAACTCAACTTGGCAATTCGCAACCTCACTCCCATTGGATTTCATTTAAAACTAGTATTACAGGTACTGTTTCGTACCATAGAGGGTGGGGTGATTCTATTGGCAATCGAGGACAGAACTCTCACTTAGGAGCACCAAGTGCTGCACTTGGTTTTAATGGTTGGTACGAACAATATTGTTTGTATGCCAATAATCAAAATGAAGGTAATATCAGTATTAATAATGGCGCTTGTACTATTTCCCCATCGCATAATCAATTAGCAGGTAACCTACCACAACAAAGTGTTGACGCAACTCAGTGTGCTTTTCAGGTTGGTGTCACGATTGGTTTAGACAATGATCCAGAAATCAAACCTACTTATCAAGAAACCGCTTATATGATTTTCTTGGGTGTGAGCAGCACAGCTTATACTGCTCCACCTCCTCCTGTTGACACTGGTGATAACATTCCCGATGCATTTGGTCCTTTCAACGTTCAAACCGCATCAGAATCTGGCACTCAAAGTGTAAGCTTCACGATAACTGGTTGTGATGCTGTTTATGATTTTACAGTTATCGTAGAAAAGACAGGTGGCGCAGATGTTGGATCTACACCTATCAATCTGGGCGGTACTGGAACCAATACCAAATCTGGATATAGAGTTGGTGATAATGTTTCTATGGTTCTTGAGGGACCTGCTAGCGGTGGTACCACTGCTGAGTATTCAATCAAGATGTATAATGGAGCATTACTGGTCCAAACTGGATATGCAAACGTTACTTATGCAGCAGCTCCCACTATCTCTTTCTCTGCTCAACCCGATTTCGTTGAGAGTGGAGACCCTTCGAACCTTACATTTGTCTCACTAGGAGCTACTTCTGTTGTAAGTAGCAACTTTGGTGCGACAAATCCTACTGGGCAAACTATCGAAGTATCACCCACATCTACTACCACGTATACAATCACACTTTCTAATGCTTTTGGGTCATCTACTGCAAATACAGAAGTTGTTGTTGATGTTCCTGCGGCACCTGTTATCAATTTGAGTGTTACTCCTAGCACGATTACTGAAGGGCAAACTGCTAATGTCACATATAGTTCTTATAACGCCACTACATTTGTGACATCTAACATCCCTGGAGTCAGTAGTCCTACATATGGAACTGCTGATGTTACTCCCACTGTAACTACAACTTATAGTGTCGAGTTGAGTAATGCTTATGGATCAACTACGGAATCTGTGGTATTGACTGTTGAACCAGTGCCTCTTCCGACTATTGACTTCTCTCTATCTGGATCTCTTAGTGTTAATGTTGGAGAGAGTACACCTCTTAAACCTCGTGTGACTGGTGCAACTAGCATTGTTTATAGTTCTTCTCCTGCAGATTCTGGATGGGATGGTTTAACTAGTTTGACTGGTGCGGATTACTTTGTAACACCAACGGCAACTGCAGTTTATACAGTTGCAGCAACTAACAGTAGTGGTACCACTACAGAGAGTGTAACAGTTTCTGTGACGCAGCTGCCTACAGTTACTATCACTTCTAATCCCTCTGTGTTGGAGATTGGTAGTGGTGCGACAAACCCCGTCTCTCAGTCTACAATTACTTGGAGTAGTACAGACGCAACAACTGTTGTTTCTTCTACCTTCGGTGCAAGCGCTGTTAGTGGATCTACTACAGTTTCGCCAACAGAGACGACAGACTATACTATAGTTGTTTCTGGTCCTGCTGGGCAGGGTCAAGGTACTACTACCGTTACTGTGAATTGTACTTCTGGTACTGGCACTACATCAGCTGGATATGCAAATACAGTTTATGGTTATCTTAAGATGAATGATGGCACATTAATATACCAAACCTACTATGTGACTAGCACAATTTCTTCCTGGCATACACAAATTGCTAAGGGAACCACAACATATCTGCAAGTCTTTAACCAAATTCTGACATCTTATGCTAATATACTAGACAGAAAACCAGAGGATTCTTCGTTTGATTATTGGGTTAACCAATTTGTTAACGATAGCATTGTGACTTTATCTGATTTGAACCAATCAATTTCTGATAACGCCAATGGTATTGGAGTTGGTGCCAGTAATGAACTCGCTCTGAGAGCACCCTACGGTGGTCTCGAAGGCAATTATAACGAGTGTGGAGTTGCTATTTTCCCTTGATTTATGACTGAACAATTACTTCCTATTCGTCCTCTTGAGCTAATGCTCAATGAGGACTTGACTAAAGTTGAATTTAATGACCATATTGGCATATGGGAAAACTTTATGCCAGAGAGTCAATGTAAAAAATTCATTGACTGGTATAATACGTTTGGTGAAGTTGCTTCGGTAAAGAGTAACTTTGATGAGACTCCTGGTGATGGAAGATTTCAATTTCCAAATCGTGCATTGGGAAGATCTGACAAGCAAATTTTGGTCAATCATAATAATCACGAATTATCCCAATCTTGCAATCAACATATTCACTCTTGCTTAGATCATTATATCTTCCAGTATGGTCAGCTTTCTGGGCAGGATATGATGAGTACTTGCATTAAGTTT